GAATCAACCAACTTTGCTGATAAATCCATCACCGTTGATATCGGTGACGGTTCTGGTGCCATTACTCATACAACTCCTCCTGGCCTCTTCTTTGGTCCTCAGGCTGTTGGCGTAGGCATCGGTGGTCCTAATGCTCAGGTTCTGATCAACAACAACGACGACTTCAGCCGCTTCATCATCCTGATTTGGCAGCTGTACGCCGGTTTTGCTAACCTGAACAAGGACTTCATCACCTCTGCTTTCACCATTATTTGAGGATAGGAGGTAACTAAAAATGGCAACCTACAAGTCAAACGCTGGTAACATTCTCCAGCCCGGCGCTCAAATCAATCGCCTCTCCTCCTTCAACACTGAAGGTGTATATGCCTGGCCCGGCATTGAAGCTTTTGAAATGGTCGGTTATGTAAAGATTAGCAACTTGTCTGCCGATAAGGCTAGCTACAAGAGCTTCGACATCACCGTACCTTCACCTGATCGTCGCCCTGATGATCGTGTACGCGATAACCGCACCTCTCTGGTGGTTAACGCAAGCACCTTGCGTCCTGCCTATATTTACGGCGCTTCTATCGCCGTGGGCCAGGATCAGAACGTCACCGGCTTCCCTGCCGATCCTGTGACTGCTGACATCGGTGGCACCTCTACAGAGCTTCTGCTCTTGGGTCCTAACAACAGTGGCTCACCTTACGGTATCCCTAGCACCCAGGCCAACGGTCTGGCTGCTGCTACCTCCTACCTCACTGCTGCCTCCAGCTTGTTTGCTCAAGGTGCTGGCGCTGTTGCGGGCGGTGGTACTGCTGGTATCGTTCCGTTCCCTACCTCCGTAACCACTGGCGGTATCGTGGCGGCTGACCTTGCGAACTCCATGTTCTATAAGGTCACCTCTAACACCACGTTCAAGGTGTTCAACACCACTGGCGTAACCGCTACCTCCGTTAACGGTGCTGGCGTGTTCATTAGCCAAGCTGCTTCTGATGCTGGTCAAGCCGGTTACCTCGTGTGCCGCGTGAACTACCTGCGTCCCGCTGCAGCTGCTTCCTGGAACGACATCCAGGGCTTCATTGACTTTGCTTCTCAGGTTGGCGGCGACGACATCTGATACTAGTCAATAAGGGTTAAGGTGGGTATTGTAGTGGTATCTGTCATTTCATTTCTCGAATGCTGTATCAATACAAGCCCACCGGCTCCCTTCTTGAAGTTGTTTCTCAACATGGGGAAGGCATCCTCATGTGCGTGGATTCTCAAGATGAGGTTTGGTACGTAGAAGAATCGGACCTAATTCCTCATCTTGACGCCACCAACGAAAAAATTCGTACAGAAGAACGTCTTGTAGCGCAGCTTGAAGAAGAAGGTGTCAAGCCTGCAAAAGTAACTAACAGGGAAACATTCCCAGTTGATATTAGAATTAATATCAATACTGCTAGTGCAAGGCAGATTGCCGATGCATTACCGGGTGTAGGATTGAAGACAGCACGAGACATTAAGGACCTTCAATCTTCAATGTCTGGTGAGAAGTTTGTCAAACTAGAACAACTCAAATCTATCAAACGAGTTGACTGGGATGAAATTCTTAAAGAAAATCTTATCCGCGTTGAGTAATGCAACTCGATAGTTTCCTCAAGTCAAAAGTTCGCTGGCACCTGGGATACAACACTACAAGTGTCCCTGCCGGTGACCAGGCCCGTCTTGAGGAAGCTGTCAACAACATTCCGGATTCGTTCTGGTATTCAAAAATTGTCGAACAGATCGGTCGGTGCGACCAAGCAGAGAAACGCACTGACATGACTGGTAGCGTTAACAACAATACTGTTCCACGTAATCGTATTGAAAGTATTGCAGGTGACGTAGATCGTACGATTGCGACTTCTGATTTTAAAGAAACGCTTAAAACTTGGACGACAATTTATATATACGAGACGGATCGATTAGCTCTACATCTTTATGTTCCAAATTACCGAAACCCTGAACAGGCTCGGTATAGGTTTAATCGAGAAGGCGCCGAATTTATTCAGGCGCTACCAGGCCCTGCTGACGTTGCCGTTGGCACTAGGCTCATGCTTTCAAATAGTTTCCGCTGAGGAGATTAACGATATGCCTACCACAAGTCAAATTTTAGGTTTAACGCCACAGGAAAAAGCCGCTGCACTTTTCACCGCTTCTGGAGAAGCTGGTCCTGGAAGAGATCCATTGGGTGTCTTACAAACGATCTTAACTCGAAAATTTAAAAGCGGTGGAAATATTGCTGACCTTGTAAAGGCACCCCAGCAGTTTGTTGCTAACGATCCTTATACGCGTGCACAAGTAACTGATCCTAATTACGGCACCAAAGTGCATGGTTCAAGGTATAAACAAATTGAACAAATGTTTGAAAATCCTTCACAGATGGTGCAGGCGTTCCAAACCGGGCAAGGTGCTGAGCAGTTCCGTGGTCAAAGCTTGCTTGGCAATAAACAAAAGGGCGACGTTATGTTTGACCCTAAAGGTAATTTTTACTTTCAAACTAACCCTGGTTTAGCTAAAAGTTTATCTGAACGACTATCAAAAGGAGCTGGAGTACCTACATCTCAAGTTCCAAGTGCAGAACAACCACAACAACCTGTTTCCCAGGGTGGCAACACTTTTATTGTTTATACTGGAGACAAGGAACCAACGGATGCTCTGTCGAATTTAAAACAATTCATCTTAGATCGCGGCTTATCTTCTTCTGAATTTCCGTCTGCATCAACTTCTCAAACAAACCCGTACATATCTCAAATGCAGAAGATCTTGAGTGCTCAACCAAATTACTTAAGTTAAACACCATGGCTGACAGATCTATTGTTGACATAGGTAACTTTCTTCAGAAACGTGGGCTGACGATAGGACAAAATCCTGCATTTGGCGGCGTTTCTGGCGGTCATGCCAAGGGCTCTTATCACTATGCTCCAGGTGGAGAAGCAATTGATATAACAGACTGGCGTCCTGATATGGCACCAGCTTACGAAGGAGGTGCACCAAAAAGCTGGAAACAACGAACAGGAGAACTAGCATGGAGAGCTAAGAAGCTTGGGACTTTTGCTGAAACGTTTGGACCTGGAGACCCTGGTCACGACACTCATGTTCATTTAGCATTGCCAGGTAAGGCTCCCTTATCAGATCAACAATTAGAATGGCTTGCTACTGGTCGATACAAAACACCAGAAGGTAAGCTGACTGATGTAATGCCAGGCCAGGCTCCAACTATTCCGACACAACAGAAAACACAGCAAAGTCAACCAGTACAAAATCAAAGCACCGGTAATACTTTTGTCTTGATTCCAGGTACTCCTGGCGGAACACAGACTACCGAAAAAAGCGGTGACTTCTTGACTAACTACATAACAAAAGCTTTGTCAAGCGATATTTCAGTTCCAAAAATTTCTTTTAATTCTTCACAAGCAAATCCATACATATCTTTAATGCAGAACATTCTTACTTCTCAACCTGATTATTTATCGTAATGAGATTTGCTCAGGTCCCTGGTTATGATCCAAGCTTTCCCGTCACGTACGGGAACTTGTACGGTGATGGAAGCATTACAACTGCAGGCTTTAGTGACCCGTTTAACATGAAGCGTACGGATAAAACAATGCATTGTCCCTACGTTGTTGCGTACAATGGTATTGAGAAGCCTCAGTTTCAGTTAAACAATCCAGCGTACATGAAAGAGGTTTCCCGATCACACTCAGATCCACTTCCTCCCGTAGACCTAGCCAGGAACTCAACACAAAATAACTTGTACGGGAATTATTCACGATGAGTATACACGGACAACGTAACGTAAGAACACGTCTTCCTCGGCACCCAGACGACCACCAAAGGCAGCCTCAGGATCAGCCAGCTAACAGACCACACGCAGACCTTGGCTATACCCTTGGAGTCAGGCAAGATCAAATGCCCTTTGATGAACCGCCTAAAAGGCAGTATGTTTCAGCTAAACCACAGGGTCAACGCCGTCAACGTATGGCTGGTGACGTATTGGATGCTTTAAACTATGATGTAAAGCAAGGCACTGGTCTTCCTTCTGCTTTCAAACGTCTTGACGTAGGAAGCGCCGAACTTAGAACCCCCGAGATTCCTCAGTAACAATGGCTGATAAAAACCGCATGCCTCCCCAGCTGCTGGCACACTTCAAAAAGAAAGCAGAAGGCGGTAGTGAGTCCAAAGAGACTACAGCTGAAGAGAAAAAAGAAGGCGATAAGGAGCGCCGCAAGGAAGCACTGGGCAAAGCACGCGCTAAAATAGAAGAAAAAAATGGAGCCCGCCGTGGGAAAAACAAAGAAGCTGGTCCTCAACGCTCTAAACCAGCCTGAGTTTTTTAGTGCAGCTGAGATTAAATTCTTTGAACGGTGGCTAAAAGAAAAAGAACATCAGAAGCAGATCAAAAAACTTGAAAGGAACCTGCCCAGTCAATAGCGCAGCGGTGTTCGATACAACTACGCTACAATTAAAACAACAGTAACCAAATAGAGCCTTGGCATCCTCCTCCTCAAACAAGCAGCCTATGCTGATTGACAGGCCTGCTAACCTAAGCACGCTTGTCACCGTAGCATCTGGTCAGCTGTTTTCTACAAGCCTGATCCCAACGGCTGTTGGTAACTGTACAAAAGTATTTGACTGTGATTCTGCACAAACAGATACTTCAATCAGTGGCGCATATATTGATGAGATTTGGTTCCGTTACACAAAGAATAGCAATACCTTTATCGACGCACAATCAGCTGGTGCCGGTACATATACCCAAGGTGGTACAACTTCTGTAGTAGTTACTCTTACCAACCATAACCTCCGCGTTGGTCAAAAGGTTGGCCTAGATTACACCAGTGGTACAGCAGTCGATGAAGTTGCAGTAGTTACAGCTGTAACTCCAACTACATTCACAGTAACAAGCGCAGGATCTCTTACTACCAGTGGCAACGTTAGTGTTTATCAGCCAATTGATTTTGGTTTCTACCTTATAAGCTCTGGCACGATTACAAATACAAATCAATTTTATCCTTTATTTGTTGCCAGTGTGCCAGCGACTTATGAAAATGTTGAGTACAGTCTCACCACAAATCTTGTTTTGCCTTATATTAACCATCCAGTTCCCCAAGCCGGTGCAAACTTTACCAGCACCAATAGCACTGTGTCGCCCAAAATGC